TCTTGGTAAACCCAATTGATGAGATGGAGTTGTTGATTAATAAAGAATCAGGTGCTGGTTATTCTCACCCATCTTTATTATCTGGAACTGGTTTAACAATTGCTGGTGTGCCAGTTATTTCAACTGACATCATCCCTGTTAACACTTTCTTCGTAGCAGATATGAATAAGGCTGCTGAATTGTTATTCGAAGACAACGTAATGGTTGAATTCGCTTACGAAGATGGAGACAACTTTACTAAGAACTTGGTTACTGTGAGAGCAGAAGAATCTATTGCTTTGCCAATCTACTTCGGTAGTGCAATGACAAAAGGTACTTTTGTGGTAGCATAATCACCTTTCTTATTTTAGTGTTATTATGTAAGCCTACTTCCCATAAGAACAGTAGGCTTATTTTTAAACCTTAAACTTAAATAAAATGGCAAAGGTAACTTGTGAACAACACTTTTTTGATATGGAAGCTAATCATCCTCGTATGGTAGGTGATTCATTCGAAACAAGTAATGACAGAGCAAAAATGCTAGAATCGAAAGGTTTAGTAATTGTTGTAGAAATGGAAGAAGAAACTGATCCAGTTAATCCTCCTCAAAATAAAGTTGTAAAACCTTCTAAGAAGAAATAATGGCTTACATACCTGAAGTAGTTAAAACAAGGGGTTTAGAAATTAAAATGGTTGAGGAAATCACCCCTTTAGCTGAAGTAGTGACTTTAGATCAAGTTAAGCGACACTTGAATATTGAAATTTCTAATAATGACGATAATCAAAAGCTTAGTGATTTAAGGTATTCTGCTATTCACGAGGTTGAGACATATATCCAAAAGAATCTAAAGCCTAAGCGTATGATTCAGTCTTACATTGAGGTTAATGGTACAATTGATTTGTATTATGGCCCAGTGACTGATATTGAGTCTGTAAAAGATACTGCTGGAGTTGATTTGTCTCACACTGTTAGTGAATTAAACCAAAAGATTTCTGCTTATTCTTCAGGTGGTATGGTAGTTACTTACGTTGGAGGGTATCTTCCCTTGCCTTATGATATTCAAAATGCTGTATTAGATATTATAGCAGTTGATTATGATCAGGCAGTAGAAGACAAGAAATTGGCAATTAGAGCTATTAAAGAACGCATTAGACATTACAGACCTATCTATGTATAATAAACTTAGCAGATTTACGGCTAACTTTCAAACCATGGTAGAACAAATACCAGATGGTGCTGGAGGTGTTATTGCAGCTTCTCGTCAAGGGTATAGCTGTAATGTGCATATTAAGTCTACAAGTTCATTTTATGGCAACTATGGTGGTGTCAGAAATGAAGAAGGTGGTCAAATTGGTACTGATCAATCATTTGAATGTATGGTTAGATACAATAGTCAATATGAATTTAAAACCACTACTGTAATGGTTTTTAAGAATAAAAAATATGCACTTTCTGATATCACTAATGTTGATTTTAAGAATAAGTGGATAACTTTTAAAGCAACTGTAAGAAATGATTAAAGTTAAGTTTACAGGCTTAAAGATATTAATTAATAGATTTGAACGTGCACAAAATAGAGCTAAAGACATAACAGAAATGGTTATGCAGGAAGCTGAAGCACTTTCAAGTCAATCTAAATCATTAGCACCTGTAAAGACTGGAAAACTTAGAAATAGTCATTATTTTAAAAAACAAGAAGGTAGAAATAAAGTAACTGCTACAATTGGATTTAGAGCTCATTATGCTCCTTATCAAGATTTTGGTACAGGTAAGAAATTTAATTTAACAGGAACTTTATCTCCATACCAAGATTATATTGCTGGCTTTAAAGGAGCTAATCAAAATCATAAAGGTTTAAGGGCTAGAAAGTTCTTATTTCATCATTATGTGATTACTACCAGAAGAATAACTAGAAAAGCTAGGACTAGATTTAAAAACATCATGAAAACTTAATAAGATGGTAGCTAAAGACCCACAATTTGAATTAAGAAAGGCTTATTTTGAGACTTTAACCAATATTACTAGCAACAATCAGCCTGTTGAAGTTTTTGATGAAATAGTTCCTAGTACGGCTGGGTTTCCTGCTATTGTATTTATGCAACAAACAGGAAGAAATGATGGCAATAAGGATATGTTTATTCGTGATGAAATTATTGATATTCACGTTATTACAAAGTTTGAATCAGATTCTGGAGGCAAAAAAGTAGCTAATGATGTAGTTAATCAAATTATTGGTAAAGTCCTTTTAGGTCCAAGCAATTATGGTATTAGCTCACACCTAACTAATTGGCAGGTTTTGAATTGTGAATATCAAACAAATACATTAACTTCACAATTGCCAACAGGATGGCAAGTAGAAATTATAGTAACATTTAGTCAATTATTAGAACAATTAAATTAGAAATAAAATGGCATTAGTAAAAGGAACAGACTTGCGTATCTTCGTAGGTACTAAGGTTATAGCAAACGAAACATCTTGTGATATTGAATTATCAACTACAATGATTGATACTTCATCCAAGGATTCAGGCTCATGGGAAACTGCAATTCCAGGCCGTAAAGCATGGGGTTTATCAGCAACAGCTCAATTAGACTACAGTGATGGTGGAACAAACTACACTTATGATGAGTTATTATCTGCTTGGTATGATCAAACAGAATTAACTGTTTCATTCAAAACTGCTGCTACAGGAGCTACAGTATTAACTGGTTTAGCTTATGTTGAATCAGTTCCAGTAAAAGGTGGTGATCAAGAGATTGCTACAGTAGATATTAAGTTGAAAGGTAATGGTCCATTAACAAAGACTACTCAAGCTTAATATTTAAAAATTTTTGTTTACATTTGGGGTAGGGATATAATCTCTACCCTTTTTGGTTAAATACACACAAAACACACACACAATGCGTAGTATTACATTTGAAGGAAAGAAAATCAACTTCGATTTTTCATTAGGTTGCATAAACGATGTTTATGTAAAAGAATTAAATGGAGACTTTAATGACCTTATTAATATGGGTCAATACGAAAATAATCCATCGAAGCTTTTGGAAGTTGCAAGAGATATGATGCTTAGTGGTCATATTTATTATCTTTTTTGCAATGGTTTTGAAGATGATGCTGAATTATTAATGACAAAGATTAAGAGTTCAAAAATGATTGCTACAAAGTGGCTTATGAAGACTACTGTAATGACTGTTGTTGAATGGATTAATAATGACTTGATGCCAAGCGAGTTAGAAGTACCAAAGGCTACAACAGTAAAAAAAAAGAGGTCATAACTTGGAAGTCTGTCATTAGTAGAATTAATCGTACAGGATTAAAACCTTGGGAGTGGAAGCGAATGACTTTTGGGGAGTTTTTAGACTACGAATACGGCCATTTATATAGAAACGCAGAACTTTTAAATTCAACTAGGCATATTATGTGGGCATCTTTAGCAGCAATGGGAGGCAAGGATGCAAAGAAGCCAAAGGACCTAATTCCTTTGTGGACTGATAGCATATTAAATGACTTTGAAAAACCAAAAGAAAAAGAGTATCTTTCGGATGATATAGTAAAAAAGTGGGTTAATTCTATAGAATAATGGCAGAAACTAATGAGTTTTATATAAAAATTGGGGCTGATGTAGATGAAGCCATGAGCAAGCTTGGTGCTTTGTCTGGCAAATTATCGTCATTAGCATCAAGTACCCAAAGAAGTGGTAGTCAAATTAGCAGTAGCATGACTAGCACATCTAATGTAATTTCAGCAGCATTCTCATCAATGGGACTTGCTTTAACAACAGTTGGTATTGTTGGTGGAATTATGGGTATAGGTAAGGCTGCATTAAAGGCTGCTGCTGATTTAGAACAGGTTTCTGTTTCATTTGAGGTATTTACAGGTAATGCTGAAGTAGCTAAGAATATGCTTGCGGAGTTAAAAGCTCAAGCACTTGGCTCACCTATGCAGTTCCAAGATATTGCAAAAGGTGCTCAAACATTATTAGGATATGGATTAGCTGCAGAGCAGGTTATTCCTTTAACCAAAATGCTCGGAGATGTATCAGGAGGTAATGCTGATAGATTCTCAAGACTTTCTTTAGCTTTCGGACAAGTAAATGCAGCAGGTAGATTGATGGGCCAAGAAACTCGTCAAATGATTAATGCTGGATTTAACCCATTACAAGCAATTTCTGAAAAAACAGGGGAGTCAATGGCATCCCTTAGTTCAAGGATGCGTGAAGGAAAGATTAGTGTTGCAGAAGTAGCTCAAGCATTTATATTTGCAACTTCAGAAGGAGGTAGATTCTATAGAAACGCTGAAAAGCAAGCAGAAACACTTCCTGGTGCATACAATAAAATGTCTGAAAGCATTAGCTTTACATTAGCTACTTTAGGTGAAAATCTAAATAAGACATTTGATATATCTGGCTTACTTTCACATATTTCATTTCTTGCTACTGAACTTGGTAAAAACTTTGAGACAACAAATGGTGAATTAGCTAAATCATCCTTTTGGAGTAATGTATTAAAGGAATCATTAGGTTTCTTGGCTTTAGTAATGGATGTTGTTATTAAAGGGGCAAAGTTAATAGGTCAGGCTATTGAATATATGTTTGATAATGACAAGCTAATGGATTTTTCAAAATGGCTTGATCAAAGTGCAATAAAAATAGCTGGTTTATTTGGTAAGACTGCACAAGACAACTTTAAGAAAATTCTTGATTATGTAAATGATTTTGGTAAAGAAGGTTTTTCTATTGAGAAACAAATGAAAAACTCTCTTACCAGAAAAATCACTGACTACCAAAAGTGGTTAGAGATGTTCAAGAAAATGATGGGTGGCGGTGGCGGTGATAAACCTAAACCTGAAAAGAGAGAACCTGTTGAAACTATAGCAGGTACTGATTTTATTACAAAGGCTCAAGGAGAAAGGATTAAGACATTAATCCAAATGGAGAAAGATGCCCAAGGTGAAATTAGACAAATAGGCTTATCTGCAGACGAAAAGAAGTTAGCTGACATGAAAGCATCTCACGCTAAGTTAATGGCAGAGATGAAGAAGGCTGGAGTTGATAGTACAGCTATTGAGTTTAAAAACCTTTCTGAGATTGCATTATTATCACAAAAGATATTAGATGAAAAGAATTCGGCTATTATGAAATTGATTAAGCCTATTGACCTTAAAGGCCAAGGGTTTAATTTAAAGACATTAGAAGCTGACATGGGTTTTGATGAAGCAAGAATTAATGCTCAAACAGAAAACATGAAAAGATTTGGTGCTGAAATGTATGCAGCACAATCACAAGTAGCATTCCAGATAGCTGCTGGATTTGCTGAAATTACTGGTAGTATTATTACAGGAGACATGGGATTAGCTGATGCTTTTGCAGCAGTTGGTGCTTTATTCTTAAATGCTATTGGTGGTTTCTTAGTACAAGTCGGTGAGGCTGCTTTAAAAGCTGGTATTGTTAAGGTAGTGATTGAGGATGCTTTAAAGGGTCTTGCAGGTGGTCCATTGATTGCAATTGGTATGACAGCCATAGCTATTGGTACGGCAATGCAAAACATGGGTAGAAAGACTACACAAGCCTTGCAAGCTAAGAAGGGTGCAGCAGCTAATTTAGGTGGTAGTTCTGCATCAGCAGGAATGAGAAGTGGATCAGTATACCAAAATGGTAGCCAAACTTATGGTGGGCAAATGGTAAGATTATTTGTAGATTTGACTGGTTCAATCACTCAGACTGCTACAGGATATGCAATCAATAAGTCAATGGAAACAAACCTTAGAATAACTGGAAGATAATGACAGGATACGGAATTTTATATCGCTTTGAGTTTGATGGATTTTGTAATCCATTTAACGAGATGCTTGTTAGCAACAATAAGATACTTATTCTTAAAAAAGACTACACTGGTACAATTACTGATATTCCTCATGGGCAAGTAGGACCAGTTATAATCGATTATCCTACAGCAGATGATGATATCTTCTATCCATTAAAGGGATCGTCTCTTACATTCAAAGTATTGGGTGGTGTAATCAATATGGATTCACTTATTAGTGAAGATGAAAAAGAATACATCATTGAGTATTATAGAGCTGGTAATTTATTCTGGAGAGGTTTTGTAAGTCCAGAATTATGTGATGAAGATGTATTTTTAAAGTACCCTGCAATTGAATTTAAGACAATTGATGGGTTAAGTACATTAAAGAAGAATAAGCTTGATATTGATGGCAAGATGCCTCCTGGTATTCTTAATTTGTTGAAGGTTTTGCAAGGAGCATTAAACGGAATTGGATATGAGTATCCTTTAAACGTATTGTGCAAGATGTGGCATGAAGCTCAAGTTAAGACAGATTATTCTACTCCATTAGAGCAAACTTATGTTTATACTCCTTCATTAAAGGATAATAACTTTGAGTTTAGAAGTGATTTGGAGCTATTGCTTGACATTTGCCAGGTTTTTAATGCTTTCGTATACCAAAACTATGGTGAGTGGTATTATGTGAAGCCTAAGGACTTAATTTTTGGTGTAAGAGATGCTAGTAAGTTTGCATTAGATGGAACTTTAAATACAACATCTAAAAAGAACATTCCTACATTAATACATGGCGAAGACTTTAAAATCTTAGCAGAGCCTAAGCGTAGAATCAGAAGATTCTATAAATACACTGAAGTAGAGTATCAAGGAGCTACAAATAAGTTTATTAATGGTGATTGTACTATTTGGGGCGATAATCCTAATGAAATTTTAATTACTGATACAACTTCATTAGCAGGAACTACACAAGCACAAACTGAATTTAAGTTTTTTAATAAAGGAGCTTCAGTAAATTCTTATTTATTGTATAGTCAATTAGAAAATAAGTATAAGCTTGGTTTAACTGCAGGAGACCCTATTAATGCTTTAAATTACTTTACAACTGGTAAGGTAGACATTAGATGGGGCGAAGGGTTTAATTTGTCGGTTCAATGCCCTACTAAAAACCCTACATTTTCTTTAATAGCTCAAATACCTTATATAACAGGTGTGGCTGAGTATTATTATGATTTTCAATCAGGAACTTGGAAAAACTCACCACATTATTATCAAAAGTCTTCTGATTATCCAGATTCAGATGATGTTAGTGCTTTCTCTTTAAGTTTCCCATTCCCTGATATTTTAGATGATTGGGATATCTATAAGTATGAATCTTATTCAGTTTACTTGGTAATGTATGCTGGAAAGAAAATAGGCACTACTGCAACTTATGAATCTTGGTATTCTGACATCATTATTAATGGTCCTAAGCCATTAACTTACCTTGGTAAGCAATTGCCTACAAGAGAAGTATTTCATGTTGATA